CCATATCTACTACGATACCCATAATGGATAAGATGTACTCTCGTTGTTTCTCTGTATCAGTTTTAAGAAGAGAACTCCCTTGATAGTGGTCTTCAATGTCGGGGAGCGCTACTAAAAGTCTGTACCCCACAGGGACAGGTAGTTGGTTCTCGAAATCTTCTTCGCTAGCAATAGGTTTTACTGCTGTTTTAGCCATTAAACTCACCATCTTCCAGATAATTGCGCGAGAGGTCATTTATATGGGCAATAGCAGCGTCAAGACCTCGAATGACACCACATAGTTCCTTGTACGAAGCATAGTCTTTGGGACTACCATTTGACAGGAACTCCACCGCAGAGGAACGTTGTTCCCCGACACGTTCGTTAAGCACGTCAAAGACGGTTTTTGCCATAGTTAGATTACACCCTTCTCCTTTAAGACGAACCCTACGGCACCGCCTACAATACCAACAACAACCAGAATTGGCTGGCTAATAACTACGCCCACGCCCACTACAGCTACACCAGCGGCTGCATAGGACGAAGGCTCCTTCATTCGATTTTTAATCCACTCCATACTTCATCTCCTCTAGGATGATTGACCCTTGTTAGAATCAGTTACGGCCTTGAAAATTTCAAGGTCCAGTTTGTCAGACTCGGCGTCTAACTTAACTTTCGCTTTCTGCGCGTCTATAACTACGCTCGCTTGCTCGTTTTCTACTCGTTGAGCATTTATAGCAGCATCGACCTGATCTTTTTGCGCTTTGCGTTGCATATCAGCCTGCTGCATTGTGGCATCGACCTGATCTTTCTGTGCCTTACGCTGTACTTCTGCCTGCTTGATAGCGACTTCTTCCCGCCGTAGCTGAAGAACAGGATCTTGAGCCTGCTGCTGTGCCTGCTGCTGTGCTGCCTGTTGCTTGTGGGCTTCTGTAAGCTGTTTACCTGCGTCCGCAACAAGTCTCGCAAGCTGTACTTCGACCTCTTCAGACAACGGCTGATCCGGGGGCGGAAGTTCTACGCCCATACGATCTTCTATCTGCTTGCGATAGCTGAATCCTAGATGCTCTGCTATATGGGCCTGCAGAGACGCCATGATCTGCTGTGCTTGCGGGTTCTGGCCGATAGACTGAGCAACCATAGGATCTTGCATGAACGCCATATGCGTAGCGATATGAGCGTCGTGGTCCTGATACAGGAACGCTTTCATGGGCTTGCCTACAAGTGCCGCCATGTTCTCGCTTACTGGATCGACCGGCGTTGCATCGTCTTCGGTAGGAACAAGTTTGTCAGCGTTCTTAACTCCTAACACCTCAATCATCTGCCTGTGTAACTGTGGTAGATCATATATCTGTGGTGCAGACTGAGCCATCTGTAACACAGCCTGATACTGCACAACTCGCTGCGCCATAGTAGAGCTGTTGGGGTCGCTGACAGGAATTACATCTACAGAGTCATAGTCCGCTCTGCGAGCGTTAATCTCACCCCGGTATGGCTGGTAAGAATACTGATCCGGTGCGTACTCGGCCATGATAGCTTTAAGGAGCTTAAACTCCTGCTTCATAGCGTAATGAACACGTGCCTGTACTGCAGCCATAGGTTTGAGAGTGCGTTCAAGCAGAGCCAGTGTCGTACCAACTGGGGCGTTTGCCGACATATCAGAGATGTTCATATCGCTGATAGCACCGAGCCTACGGCCTTCGTTTGTAATCTGGTTCAGGAGCGCGAGAAGTGTCTGCGACGGCTCCTTATACGGAAGCGGCATAATGTTATCACGGATGCTGCCTGATGGCACATCTACGTCGCGCCACTCACCCGGCTCAATCGGCGTATCATCACCCTTAATACGTAAGCCACGTGATTTTATACCACCGGGAAGATTCGACAGAGTACCTGCGTCTACAAGTTGACGAATAAGGCTAGTACCGGCTCGGGCGTAACCACCAATAATATGGATTAAGCCAAGACCATAAAATCCAAACCCCGGCACGTATACGTAATGCACAAAGTGTTGGCGCTTTTGCATAAGAGCGTCATCTGGGTTCCAGTTTCTGCGTACTGCAAGCACATGGTTGGTGCCACGCTCTATTGTAACCACATAAGGCTTTGCTATATCGTCTTCTGAATCATCAACGTCGTCGATTACAAGATCAGCGTGTATCTCGTATATTGCGTAGCGGTTGTCGTCTGTAATTGAGTAACCGCCCTCTTCGGCCTTACGCTCTTCAATATCGGTGTGGTAGGGCTGTGGTTCTCCAAGGTCTATGTCCGCATAGAAACCATTCGCCTGAAGTTTCTTTAGTTCGTTCTTGGTCTTACGCATAACGTGCGTAACACGCTCTGCGCTTTCAATATGAGAAGCGCCATAGGGAACGATAACATCTTCAGCCGGTATATAGATTGCTGTCTGGCGATCCATATTAGGATCAAAGTAAACTTTCTTAAATGCGGACCCTGCGAGGCCCAAACTGTACAGAAGGCGCTCATGCTCGGGACGATACTCTACCATGCGCTCTGTTAGCTCATAGTTCATATCTGCTTTTACACGGGCAGCAGCTTCTTCTTTTTCTTTGGTTTCTTCTCCAATCACCTTGGTCTTTACTGGGCCTGCTGATGGGAAAGTCTCACTCATAGTCTCCGCTTGGAAGCGAATAGCCGCCTCCGCAAGCACCGTAGAATAAACACCGCACGCGCCATCCCAAGGCTCAGAGCGCTCTTCGTACTTGAACCCCAGTACATCAAGCCCTTTGACGAATGTATCTGCCCAATCCTTGCGACTATCAATGTCGGCATCAACCAGCCCCACAAGCTCATCAGCAAGTTCATTAAGAACACCTTCTTCCAGAGATTCGACTAGGTTAGCGTCAAAGGAGTCATCATCGCTACCCATACCTCCGGGGATCAATGTAACCTCAACACTTCCGTCATCCAGAGTAACCATGTCTGGATTTACGATCTCTATCTCTAAGCCTCCTTCAAGAGACTCATCACTTTCATCAATGCTTTGCGGAGCCGCATAAAGCCCTTTTTCAATAGCCATGATATATCCTAATAATAGCCACTCTGACGGTGCCTAAAGTATACTATTTCATCCGGCTCATCAGAGGGTAATCGTAAGAACCCACCCTGTCTAAACCTCATAAGTGCCATAACTGTAGAGTCAACCAAGTCATCATGGCTCATAAAAGGAAATCCGGCAATCTCTTCTATAAGTTCTTCTGCCCAACGAGTAGAGGGAACCCACACTATCTCGGAAGCTACAATATCTGCTACAGAGTTCAAACGAGCTAATTTATCCCCCGACCCTCTATGTGGGGTGTATTCCTGTACAGGAAGCCCCATCCTACGCATCTCCTGATACAAAGCCGTACCGGAACTCTTCTTTTCAACTATAAAAGAATCCGGTTGCCATGACTCGTATTCTTCAAACGCCATAGCTTTAAGTTCAGGAAACTCCATACGCTTCTTTATACTGTTTAGCAGTATTATATTGTGAGTTCCAGTACCTTCATTTAAGAAAACGCCCCACGTCGTAAGCGCTGTAAAGTCGGCGCGATTGTGAGATTCCGCTGCCGCATCAAGAGACATGATAATGTATTCACACAAGGGGGCATCCTCGTCCCCCCATTTCTGCCACCACTCACGTTTTACAATAGACGCTTCTTCTGCCGTAGGTTCCTGTTGGTATTGTGCGTTCCACTGAAACGAAGGCATGGACGCCTTGGTTCGCGTAAGTGCGTCAAGATCAAAGAACTCCGGCCATAAAGGCTTTTCGGTATAGCCCGAGCCTTCCTTGTCGGGTATCTCAAGTATGGCAGGGAACTCAACTACCTCATATTGGTCCGAGAGTTCATTCTGTCCCATATCTCGGGTAACACGTCCGGTGAGATCGTCCATGTGCCATCGGGTCTGGATAATTGCCACCCGACCCCCCGGCATAAGTCGTGTTCGAGCGCCGAAGGTAAACCACTCGTAGGCTTTCTCAAACACCCCAAAGTTTCCATTGATGACATCTTGTTCGGAATGGGGATCGTCCACAAGCAAGAGGTCAGCACCACGGCCAGCGAGGGCAGAACCAATACCACACGCATAATACTCACCACCCGAGTTGGTATTCCACCGGCCCGCAGACTTAGAATCCGACGCCAACCGGACTGTAGGGAAGATATCACGATACTCATCCGTGTTAATTAGGTTTCTTACCTTACGACCAAAGTCTACCGCAAGGTCGGTGGTGTGCGACACCATCATAACCTTTTTATTTGGATTACGACCCAGAAACCACGCCGGGAAGTATATAGATACTAGCTGAGACTTGCCGTGCCGTGGCGGAATGTTAACACAGATACGGTCTTTCTTACCTTCTGCGATATCCATAAGCATGTCGGCAAGAATACGATGATGCTTCCCCACTATGTAGTCGGGTTGCATACGTTTGCAAAACTCGATTAGGTCATCGTAGGCTTTCTGGTTCTTGTCTCTTGCGGAAAGCTCCTCGACTAGGCCGTTTATCTCAGCTAACTCATCCTGATTAAAGTCATCCAAATTGGATAGTAGAGCCTGAATATCCAGATCCTCAAGGTCACCCTCCAATAGTGGGTTATCACTCGGCATTATCAATACCAAGTTCAGAGTTAACATCCATAGCTTCACCGTCTATAATAATAGCATCGTCCACTTCAGGATTAACAAGTTTGGCTAACTTAGATCTCAAACGATTCTTCAAATCTTCCGTAGACTGATGCGTTATGGTTACCTCTGACTTCTCGGCAAACAGCCCAACGTCAGATATCTTGCCTAACAATTCTAGCGCACGGATGCGTACTCGTGGATCAGGGTTATCCGTTTCAAGTATCAGCTTGTTAGTAACCATATGCCGTATCTGCACGGCGTTATCCGCTACGGACCGCCCAAACTCCTGCAGAATACTGTTTGTCATAAGCAAGGACGCGGGGGTGAGGGTTGCTGCTTTCTTGGACGACACCTTCTTAGAGGTCTTTTCGGGGTCTTCGGCGTACGCCATAGATAATTTGGCCGCTACATCCTTGTCTTCTTTCGAGGGATCTAGCTCTAGTCCAAGTTTCTTTGCGGTATTACAGACGTACTCCGCCCGTGCCTTTAAATCTATGTATGGAGCATCAGAAGAAATAGATACTCCGAACTCTGGTTCGACAACCAAACTCATATATTTTGCTCGCAGGTTTTAACCGTTGTGGCACATATACCAATAAAATACGAAGTATACAAGTAGTTTGGGACTCCAAAGGGGGGTTGTTTCTATATATGGACAAACGGCACACAGAAGGACAAATTTGCGAAACAATCTTGGTAGAATATCTTTTACGCCTCGATATGTATGTATTCCAACCCATATCCGCGCACGGACCGGTAGATGTAATCGCTATAAACGCCGAGGGTGAGATGTACCTATTCGACGCAAAGAAAAACGCCGAACGTTATGTACCGGAACGTCATAAGGTCCACCGAATACACCGGGTACTATCCCCTTTGCAGAAAGTCATCGGGGTGCGGATGGCTTATGTGGATATAGCCACGAGAGCGGTACATATAGTGCCACCTTTGCCCGAACTCAAAAAATAACGAAATTTTCGTCTGAAATAGTATTTATATAGGTGTATGTCACTAACATTGTGTCGCGGGGTCATGGGGGTAGGGTAGGGTCCAGAATATATCGTCTCAGAAAAAGACCCCCCCACCCATTGCTGCCATATAATGACATATCTTATCAGATACTGTCAAAACATCCATTGTAATTCACGTGATAATATGTTCTAGTACAATCATCGAACGGGGCAATCAAGTCCCTCGATACCGAAAGGTAATACAATGCTAGAACGTATACTCACTATATTCTGCGCTCTTATCGGCGCAGTAATGTTTTACGTGTCCCTCGAAAACGCTGTTGGATATGTCGGCTACATATGGATCGTCGGCCTTATCCTTGGCTCGCAGTTGATCGTCATGGCAATTCGCTGGGCGGTGCGACATGGATAACCTAGCGCCGTACCAGATACAGCGTAACTTCGACGGCACCGAGGTTATGTGGCTAATCGTAGATGAGGCAGGTAATGCTGTTGGCTACGATACGAGAGAAGAAGCCGAGGCAGAACGCAATCGCCTCAACAGCAAGCACGCTCTCGATACCCTCGGGATATTCTAATCAACCGGGGGAGCTTCGGCTCCCCCACAAAGGAGAACGATATGACTAAGTACGAGAACGAGTGCAACCATGCGCCAGAGGAGTTCTTTGGCACAACCCATCTGTTTGGTACAGAAGGTGACCTATACTTCTACACCGACGAATGGGGGCAAGCACGCTACTGTTTTCGGCACGGCCCACAAGGTGCCTATACAACCGGCGTTGCTGGCAAAGAATAACCAATCGGGAGGGGCTTCGGCCTCTCCCCTTTGATGCCAGTTCTCAAGGGCGCGGCGAGCCAATGACCATCCAGCCATGCGATGCCAGTTCCCAAGGGCGCGGTGAGTCAATGAAATGTTAGTCTACGGACTAACAAAATACGACAAACAATGCGCCCACATAGTAAAAACTGTCAGAACATCTATGGTAAAACACGTCTAAATGTGTTCTATTGTAATCATCGAAACGGCCAATAATGGCGAATTCGATAAACGGAAAGTGATTTGTTATGATAGACAACGATCTTCAAAAGCTAGTTCGTCAGTATTCCACCGCCGTCGATAAGACTGGTAAAACGCTGGCGGCATTGGTCGATCACATGGTCGCAGACGATATCTCGGTCGGAGACCTAAAAGACAAGGAATGTGCGGTCAGGGCGGCGGTCGATGCGGGTATCACTGCATCGTTCACCAAACCAACGCAGAACCTACTAGCTACCCCGACGAAAGACTTGTCGGATAGCGACAAGGGCGCGAAACGATACGCCCAACAGCAGATTGGTTCACGGCGCAACAAGATAGTAAAAGCGCTCGACGACCGTCTCAACCCGGTCGAGCGCGGACCAGTCGAGCGCAAACCGGACGATGTTTGGTTGCGCGATACTTTCAACAGTTTCGTCAAACGTGTCGAAACTTCCGAGGGCGCGGGGGATCTTGACCTTGTCGAGATTGCCGAATGGTTGACAAAATCGCCCCTCGCATAACATCTTCTAGCAAACTGGGTCGGCCCTTCGGGGTCGGCCCTTTTTTTGTGCCTTTTTTCTGCCGGTGTTAGTCCGTGGACTAACATCTTTTGAAACCAGTTCCTGCGGTCGCGGTGAGCCAACGCGTTGTGCCACGTTTGACGCCAGTTCCCACGGTCGCGGTGAGCCACACACTTGTTAGTCCACGGACTAACATCTTTTGAAACCAGTTCTTACGGTCGCGGTGAGCCACTA